TGCACTTCATGGACCGAGTAAAGATATACAATGAAGAGAAGTTTAAGTATAAACTCTATAAAGTAGAACTAAAGCTTTAATATTCAACTCTGGCACTAGTGATTATACCTGTGTCTTGAAAAATGTCAAGGAATATATTATGGAAGTAAAGAAGCCAAAAAGAAAAACAAATTATATCAACAACAAGACTCTCTACGGAGCTATGATTCATTATAAAAATGAATTGAAAGAAGCCGTGGCTGCAGGAAAAGAAGAACCTATCGTTCCGAAATATATCGGAGAGTCTATTCTTTTGATTTGTAACAACCTTGCCAAGAAGCCAAACTTCTCTGGATACACTTATAAATCCGATATGATCAGCGATGGCATTATGGATTGTATTGCAGCAGTTGATAATTTCAATCCTGATAAAACAAACAATCCGTTCGCATATTTTACCCAGATTGCATGGAACGCTTTCCTTCGTCGCATTCAAAAAGAAAAGAAACAGACTTATATCAAGATGAAGAATTTTGAGAACAGCTTTATCTTCTCTGAAATGCAAGAAGAAGGACATGCTACTCAATTGAAATCTAATGAGTATTCAGCTGATGTTGTTAGGTCGTTTGAAGATAAGTTGACAAAAAGCAAAAAACCTAGTAAGCTAGTTGGAGTTGAGAAATTTTCAGAGGTAGAAGAAAATGAAGAATGAACATCTCGTGCCTGTTAATATTCAGGATATTGTTAACAGATTAAACGATAAGACTATTAAAGAAAACGAAAAGGCTAATCTTCTATTACGTCTTGACGCTATTCGTGATTATGTCACCGCCGCAGTAGTGAGAGCAAATGAAAATCGCCCTTTTAACCGATAGTCACGCAGGAGTCAGAAATGACTCTATTGCGTTCCATGATTATATGAAAAAGTTTTATGATGATGTGTTTTTCAAATACCTCGATACAAATGGCATTCGAAACGTGGTTCATTGTGGGGATATTGTTGACCGTCGTAAGTATATTAATATTAATACTGCTTATCGTCTCAGAAAAGATTTGATCGAACCTGCTATTGAGCGTGGAATTACTTGGCATCAGATTCTAGGCAATCATGATGTCATGCATAAAAACACTAATAAGATTAGTTCTTTTACAGAACTTTTTAATAAGTTTCCACTAAATATTTACGAAGAAGCAACAGAAGTTGACTTTGACGGTTGCAATATTCTTCTAATGCCATGGATTAACGATGAGAACAGAGAACATGCACTCAAGTTAATTAAGGAAACTAATGCTCAAATTTGTTTCGGACATCTTGAAATTCAAGGGTTTGAAATGTTTAAAGGATCAATCGTATCTCACGGAGACGATCCGTCTGTGTTTGGACGTTTTGATATTGTTTGTTCTGGCCATTATCATCATAGGTCACACCGTGATAACATTTATTATCTCGGTTCTCCTGCAGAGTATACTTGGTCTGATTACGATGATCCTCGAGGCTTTCATATATTTGACACAGAAACGAGAGAACTAACGTTCATCGAAAACCCTTATAAGATGTTTCATAAGTTCTGGTATAACGACGGCGATCCAACGTTTGTGGATTCCGACATTGACTACAACCAATTTGAAGGTAAGATAATTAAAATTATTATTACTGAAAAAAATAATCCTTATTGGTTTGAAAAGTTTATTGAGAATATCGAAAAGAAAAACCCTATTGATATTCAGATAGTAGAAGATCATTTGAATCTTAATCTTGAAGACGATCAGGATATTATCGACGAAGCAGAATCCACTATTGATATTTTTAAGAAGTATATTCAGAATACAGAAGCTAAAGGTATTGATAAGAATAAATTAGAAAATAAAATTGTTGACTTATACCATGAGGCATTGACCTTAGAATAAAGGAGAATAATATGTTCGAACTAACAGAAGAAACTAGAAATAATGTAATTGCTCTGCTTAGAGAGAAGATGGAAATTAGTCACTATACAGACGATGAACTAAACAGCATTATTGACGACGTGGTTAGTATTGTAAAGCAGCAGTTCGGATTCTAATATGAATCTATTCCAAGAAGGAAATTTTATATCCCACGCTGGTAATGAATTACAATGGAAAATCGAATGCGATGCATTATCTGATGCAGACTGGGATTGTTTAGCAAGGATTATTCATGAACGTACTAGATTTGGTAGTGTTTACGGTATTCCTCGTGGCGGCATTAAACTGGCTACAGCGTTAGAGAAGTATATTACACCTGGACATCCACTACGTTTGGTTGTTGATGATGTATATACTACAGGTAAGTCAATGAAAGATGTAATGAAAGGGACGGATTTAGGTTTCGTTGTATTCGCCCGTAATCGTATTCCGTTCGACCCCCAGCATTACATTCGTGCCATATTTACTATGGATATTATATAATTATTAACAATATTTTGATATGGATATTGAATGATTTATTTTAAAAAGTTACGATGGAAAAACTTTCTTTCAACAGGAAACATCTTCACAGAGATCGATCTAGCGGGCAAGGACACTACGCTTATCATTGGTCAGAATGGGGCTGGCAAATCCACGATTCTGGATGCTCTGACTTTTGGTCTTTTTGGAAAACCGTTCCGAAAGATCAACAAGCCGCAGCTTGTGAACACAATCACACAAAAGAATTGTTTGGTAGAGATAGAATTCTCAATAGGCACGGTTAATTATAAAATTATTCGTGGTATTAAACCTAACGTATTCGAAGTTTACCAGAACGATAGCCTTTTAAATCAGTCAGCTGAAATGAAAGACTATCAAGAAATTCTAGAAAAACAAATTCTCAAAGTAAATCAAAGATCGTTTTGTCAGGTTGTCGTATTAGGTTCGGCGACCTTTCAACCGTTCATGCAATTGCCAGCTGGTCAACGTAGAGATATTATTGAAGAACTTCTAGATCTGCAGATATTTACGGTTATGAATTCGTTGTTAAAAGATAAGGTAGCAATCAATAACGACGCCATTAATAGTAAGTATGCAGAAAAAAATCTTGTTGAGTCTAAGATTGAGATGACCAACGAGCACCTTAAAGAGATTCATCATAACAATGAAAAACTTATTTCTGAAAAAGAAGTTCTCATTAAAGAAACTACAGATCATATTCTAGAAATGAGAGAAAAGTATACGTTCTTTGAAGATCAGATCTCTTCTCTCGAGATGCAAATAAAAGACAACGAGAGCGTTAATAAGAAAATTGAGAAGTTAAAGAAACTTCGTCATCAAATAGAAGCTAAAGTGGAATTGATGAAGAAGGATATGAATTTCTTTAATGATAATGATAATTGTCCTACATGTAAACAGACTATCAGTTCTGACCATAAAAAAGTTATGGTAAAGGATAATGAGACAGAAATAGAAAAGCTGAATGCGGGGTTGACTCAGCTAACTATTGAATTTAATACTACCAAAGATCGTTTAGATAAAATCTTAGAAATTCAGAGTAACATTCAAAGATTTGAAATTAAAAAAGCTGAATGTAAAACAACGGTTAATTCATTATCCAAATATGTAAATCAACTTCAGGCTGAGATTGATAATATCAATCAAACTCAAGAAGAAGCCAAAGAAACTAAGATTGTTGATTTTGAAAACGAGTTGAAAGAAATAGAAATAAAGTATAACGAGCTTGTAGAAGATAAACATATTCTTATGGCGGCAGGAACTTTGTTGAAGGATGGCGGTATTAAATCCAGAATTATTAAACAATATATACCAGTAATCAATAAACTTATTAACAAATATCTTTCGGCTATGGACTTTTTCGTTTCATTCGAACTTGATGGTGAGTTTAACGAAACCATTAAATCAAGATACAGAGATAATTTTACTTACGCTTCTTTCTCTGAAGGCGAGAAACAGAAGATTGATTTGGCCCTTCTGTTTACTTGGAGAGCTATCGCTAAGATGCGTAACTCTATCAACACCAATCTATTGATTATGGACGAGGTGTTTGATTCTTCTCTTGATCAGAACGCTACGGATTATTTGTTTAATATTATTAATGATGTTGCCAAGGATAATAATATTTTTATTATTTCGCATAAAGATCATATGAATGAAAAATTCAGTAATGTAATTAGATTCATAAAAAATAAAAACTTTTCGCAGATGCAGGTGTAATATGGAACTTGATGATAGATACCTTACAGAAGTATGTAAAGAGTTTGATTTTAATAACCCACAAATTGACCCTTTAGAGTTCGCACAAGAACTTGTAAAAACTATGTATGAAAAGAACGGTCTGGGATTAGCTGCTAATCAGGTAGGATATCCTTGGCGTGTGTTTGCCATGCGTGGTGCTCCAGAGAACTTTGTTTGTTTCAATCCAAAGATCGTTAAACCTAGTGAAGCAGAGATCTCTTTAGAAGAAGGATGCTTGTCTTTTCCTGGATTGTTAGTTAAGATAAAAAGACCTCAGCATGTCCGTGTTAGATTCACGACCCCTAATGGGGATACTAGAACACAACAGTTTACTGGTATGTCTGCTAGAGTATTCCAGCATGAGATGGATCATCTAGACGGTATTCGTTTCTATGATAGAGCAAATAGATTCCACAGGGAGAAAGCTCTGAACAAGTGGCGTCGTGGAGAGAAAACAGAAATGAGGATTAGAGCATGAAGTATTTTGATTTTGATAAACTAGAACAATGGGCTGATTTGTTGGATCGTGGTCAACAAACAATTTTGCTTGCTATTATTATATTTTTAGTTTATACTTGGGTTAAATTGTTCTTGTCTTGGGATAACTAATGAATATCTTTTATCTTTCTGATAATCCTGTAGAAGCTGCCGAGTGGATGGTAGATCGTCACGTTGTTAAGATGATCCTCGAATCTGCTCAGCTGCTTTCGACTGCACATCGTGTTCTTGATGGTAAAGAAATACAGTTAGAAGTTCAGATCGAACAAGAAGATGGCACTTTTAAAACGAAAAAGAAAAAATGGTGGTTACTTGGAGATGGTCGTGAAGACATACTATATTCAGCTACGCACATTAATCATCCGAGTTGTGTATGGACTCGGGCAAGTGTCGAGAATTATAATTGGCTCGTAGATCATTTCTTCGCTCTTATGAAGGAATATACATATCGTTATGAGAAAGAACATAAGTGTTTTGGTGAGTTGAGTTTTGCTTTGTGCACTCCTCCCAAAAATTTAGAAGAATACGATATGACTCTTATGCCATCTGCTATGGCCGATGAATATAAAATTTCAGAAGATCCTATTGTAAACTATCGTAATTATTATAAGATGGGTAAGACTCATCTTCATAGTTGGAAAAAACGTAACCCTCCGGAGTGGATGTATGTCTAATATGTATCAAGATGTAAAAGAATTTCAAACAGCAGTTGGTCAGAATATTGGTCAGGCTCCAGTGTTCCCTGAACCCGCAGAACGTGAATTGCGTATTAAACTTTTGAAAGAAGAATACGAAGAATACATACAAGGTGAATGCAAAAATGACTTGGAAAACATCGCTAAAGAGCTTGCTGATATTATTTACATTGTCTGTGGGACTGCTGCATCTTACGGTATTCCCTTGGATAGAGTCTTCGACGAAGTCCATAGATCGAACATGGCAAAATTAGTTGATGGTAAAGTTATTCGTCGTGATGATGGTAAGATTCTAAAGCCAGAAGGATGGACCCCTCCTGACATTAAATCTATTCTTTATGGAGTTGAGTGATGGTAAGACGTATTGTCGCCAAGAATAAAATTGATTGCGAACATCTTCTGGGTCAGTTTGTCGATGAAAGTAATTACGATATTCTAATCGAAGAAGACACTGATTGTTATATGCCCCCGCTCTGCGATCCTCTCGAAAAAGCTGAGTGTGGTATGGCTGCTTGCGATACTTGTGAAAAGGGCAATGACGAATTGCGTATTGCTTTCAAGTTTCGTAAAAACTATTTCAGTCAAGAAGAACAGGATATGGCTTATCGTGGCTTGAGAGAAGCTGCGACTGAAAGCCAGAATCGTGGCCATGCTGCTGGTCCTCGTGGTGAAATGCTTGCAGCGCAAAGCCGTGGTGGTAGAGATTGGGTTACTCCATATCAGATGGAGATACTAGAGTTCCTTATGAATGATGGTGCATCTCTTATTGATGATACATCAATCGAATCCATCAGAGAAAAATATAAAAACGGTGGTCCAAAAGGTGCTGAAGAAACACGTGGTGTTGTTTGGTTGCGTTCAGAGGTAACAAAGGTTTATCCAGAATATCATGATTGGTTTGATAAATGGGTGGATGGCCTAAGTAATAAACCACAGGAGGAAATTCATGCCGAAGCAAGAATGGTCGCAGAAAAGTGGGCTTCTGCCACTAATTACGCACAATCCGTATTCTCAGGTGTTGCTGGTTGGTACGATCGTTACCCTCGCATTCCTTACGGGCGTGCAACGTCATACACTGAAAAGCATCCAGAACTTTTCGAACTGGCATACCCATTCCTCCAATCACTGAATAAGGGTTTCAAGGAATTACTACCTTGGCGTTGGGGTAATCAGCGAGCAGCTGCAGATAAGTTAGATCCTCGGTTCCTTGTACCAGAAACTGTATTTACCACAATTACAGTTAATAAAACTTTCCGCACTGCCTGTCATCGAGACGCTGGTGATCTTGATGCTGGTCTTTCTAATCTACTCGTTCTAGGCACAGGAGAATATACTGGTGGCTATCTCGTATTTCCTGAGTATCGTGTTGCTGTTAATGTTCGTCCCGGTGATTTGCTCCTTGTTAACAACCACGAAATCATTCATGGTAATACTCCTATTGTTCTTAACAATCCGGATGATTCTACTTGTGAAAGAATCTCAGTAATTTGTTACTTCCGTGAGAAGATGCTAGAACTAAAGTCTTATGAGTATGAAGCGTTACGTAAACAATATGTCGAAGAACGTCGTATGAATAAGGCTCATCCACTTCAGCGTCCACTATGGAATGGCGTCTCTCCTGGAATGTGGGATGACAAAGAATGGTATGAATATCTTCATGCTCATAATATGAAAGATCCATACGGTAAAGACGCTGCTGCTTCATTGGAGTCATTCTTCTAATGTGCGGAGTGCTAGGAATAGCGATCAAGAAGCCGAGCGAGCAGGAATTCGAACTTGTTCGTCGGCTTTTTGTTCAGTCAATGATCCGTGGTAAACATGCCACTGGTGTATCATATGTCAAAGATGGCAAGGTTCACACTATTAAAGAACCTGTTAATGCTTGCACATTCATAAACAATCAAGATATTCCTAGTTGGGTTAATGAAGATGGCAATCTATATTGTATTGGTCATGTTCGTTACTCAACTAGCGATCTTGCTTACAATCAACCAATGGCAACCGAAGAACTTTCTATTGTTCATAATGGAGTTATCTCTCAGGAGAATCCAGAACAATGGAAAGAAACATTTGGTTATGATGTTATCACAAAGAATGATAGCGAACTTATTCTTCGTTGTTTAGAGAAAGGCGAACTCCCTTTACATAAGTTCCATCCTGCAAGCATGTCGGTTTGCACTCTTGATAAAGATAAAGTAATTACTGCTTTCCGTAACGAAGCCAGACCATTGCATTATTCTTATGGAGCAAATGGTATTATATTTGCATCAACAGCAGATATTCTAAAAAGAAGCGGATTAGATATTCAAGTAGCTGCTCCTATGTTTGAACATTTCATTATTGATAATTTCAAAGTTATAAGCTATAATAGGTATGAGTTTCCATCAATCGAGGACTTACAGTGATATTTTTAACAGCAGATCAAGTTAATGGTATAATTGAAAAGTCTCCAGAAGGTAGAAACACAAACTTTTTAAAAGCTGCACATTCACTATGGTTCAGGTTTAAGAACTACGATAAAGCACCGCCTGTTGCTCTTGAAGTAGATAATGAAATAGTTTCTATTATCTTTGCAACATACAATCGTTCTGGATATACTAACCTGTATGAGATTGTAACTGTCCAAGGTAAAGAAGGTAAGGGTTACGCTTCCAAGATTTGGGAAGAATATATCTCATACGCAGTCAAAGAAAAACGTTCTGATAGATTAAAGATATCTTGCACGCCTTCTTCTGTTACATGGCATATGAGAAATGGTCTTTTATTTTGGGCTGTTGATCCTACTGGTTCTCTTCGTTCTGATCAAAAATTATTTCCTACAAGAAAAGAGCAATTAGAATATCAACAGTATGGAGTTAATAACCCTACTCAGGTGTTGCCACCAGAAAAAGTCATCGAACAATTTCTTTCTGAAGGTTTAGAGAATCATAATTTTGGCACAAAAAAGAAAACAAAGGTAGAAGAAGCAATAAATTCTGTTGGAAAGTATTGGTTGCGCTCTGCATTATATAACAATTCGTCCCTTGAAAGTTTCTTGAGTTGAAAGTTAAACAAGACTTTATTAATTGGTATAAGTGGTCACTTTCCATTAAGGATTGCGATCCGGCGATATTCATGACCAATTATCTTTTCAAAAGATTTGAGCATAACAGAGAACAAAAACTCTGGATTGCTTGGATCTACGGCACAACGTATTATTTTCCAACAACATGGGTGATATGGAATGAGTTTCCTGATATGGAACTTGTTGGTCTTGATCGCCTAAAGGATTGGAACAATAAGAATTATAAACGCCTACGTTATCAAACAGACACTAAATGGAACAAAGGACATTTACCTGCGCAGTTTGAATCGTATAAGAACTGGGTTGGAGATCGTTCCCAGATAGAAGCGTTTCGTCCGTTTCTTACTGGAACGCCAAGAGAAAACTTTGATATGCTATGGGATGAAGTGAAAACCAAGTTCCATAAGTTCGGTAGATATTCTACTTGGTTCTATTTACAAACATTAAAACAGTGTTGTGATCTGCCTATTGAACCTGGTAATCTAATGCTAGAAGATCATTCAGGTTCTCGTTCTCATCGTAACGGTTTATGCCTCGCTGTTGGATTAGATCAATGGTATGATCAAAAACTAAATGCCAAACAGATAAACTATTTGGACGGTCAGGCATATTATATTCTAAAAGAAGTTCAAGAGGAATTTCCTGACACTGATTATTTCGATATGGAAACGTGTCTTTGTTCTTTTAAAAAGTTATTCAGAGTAAAACATGGTCGTTACCTGAGTTACTATCTTGATCGTCAGGCAGAAGAAATTGCTCAATGTGAAAAGGATGGCTGGGATGGTATTGATTGGCAACCAATGTGGGACGCTCGAAATGAAACTCTAAATAATAAACTGTTGACAAACAAGATTGACAATAGTAAAATGGCTTTATATATTGAGAATGGCGTTCTAGATTGCACAGGTTTGTTTGTTGAACCTGAGAGTGTCGGTATTGAAAGGTTTATGTAATGAAAGTGATTGCGATTGGTGGTGAGCCAGGTGCTGGCAAGTCTACGTTAATGAAAGAAATTCTTACTAAGTTTGTTTGGTCTAAGATTTATGATAGCGTGAAGCTCGTTCCCTATCTTCAGTATGGAAAATATTATATTCTTGGTAAGTATGACGAAGGCGAAACCTTCTCGGGTACAGACCGTATGTCAATGGCGGTTCAGCCAGAAGCAATTAAATTCCTAGCAAGTTTAGATAAAGATGCGGTCGTTCTTTTCGAAGGCGATCGTCTTTTCACGTCAACGTTCCTAGAACATTGTGTTGAGAATTACGATACTGAAATCATTTATCTAGAAACTGATAAGGAAGTTCGCCAAGAGCGATACAAGGAACGTGGTAGCAATCAGAACGAAACTTGGTTGCAGGGTCGTGAAACTAAGATTGCTAATATTATGACAAACATGACTCTGATGTTTAACACTAATAGATATAAAAATAATAACAAAGACGATCAGAAATTTATTATTGAAGATATTATGAATAAATTGGAGAACTCATGACCAAAACTTATAGATTTGAGAATGGCGATTATTATGGTCAACCGCTTTCTGCGTCAGCGCAGGCAATTGGTGCAACTGGTCCTACTGGTGCTGTTGGTTCAAAGCGACAAGAAGATCCTTATGTTGGAATGAGCATGGATCCGCCAATTGCTTCAACTTGGCCGCCTAAATATAAATATAAGGAAGACGAAATTATTCGTGACTTCCACGCCTATATCGACAAGACATATGGGCAACATTATATGACTGAAGAGCAAAATATAGAATGTTTCGACGTGTGGCTCGCCCTCGGTGATTCTATGCCTACCTTCCGAAACACAGCTATTAAGTATCTCTGGCGCTACGGTAAGAAGAACGGTAGCAACAAAGCAGATCTTATGAAGGTTCTTCATTACACTCTTATGATGTTATACAACGATCATTATAAGGATAAGAAATGAAAGAATTGAAAGATTTTCATGATCATAACGAGCGTAGACATAGAGAATATATGTCTCATTTTATTAATCTAGGAACAGGCATTGCTTGTCCTCATTGTGGAGATGAATTACAAGATACAAATCCCTCAGTAGTAACAACTTCGCTTCCTCCACAAAAAGCAGTTCATTGTAATACTTGTAAGTTTAAAAGTTTTATAGTAGCATAAGAAAGGTATATAATGGAAATTCAGATCCCTATTGAAAAATTGAGAGAGCGTGGTCTATTCGTCGCCACGCCAATGTATGGTGGACAGTGTGCAGGTATGTTCGCAAAGTCGTCAGCTGACTTGTCTGCTTTGTGCACACAGTATGGTATTCCTCTACAGTTTTATTATTTGTTTAATGAATCACTAATTCCTCGTGCACGTAACTATTGTTGTGACGAGTTTATGCGTTCCAATATGCAGCACATGATGTTTATTGATGCTGACATCGGATTCAATCCACAGGACGTCATTGCGCTTATGGCTCTTCAGGTTCAGGAAGAAGATAAGTATGACATCATTGGCGGACCATATCCAAAGAAGTGTATTTCTTGGGAAAAGGTTAAGCACGCTGTTGATAAGGGTGTTGCTGACGAAGATCCAAACGTCCTTGAAAAGTTCGTTGGCGATTATGTCTTCAATCCAAAGGGTGGGCAGCAGTCTATTCCTCTTAGCGAACCAGTAGAAGTTCTTGAAATTGGAACTGGCTTCATGATGGTTTCTAAGAAGGCAATGCAGAAGTTTGTCGATTCTTATCCAGAATATAATTATAAACCAGATCATGTCCGTACTGAACACTTTGATGGCACTCGTGAAATCATGATGTTCTTTCAGGCAGAGATCGATCCTAAGTCTAAGCGTTATCTTTCAGAAGATTATTGGTTCTGTCAGAAGGCTCAGGAAATTGGACTGCGTACATGGTTCTGTCCATGGATGAAGATGCAGCACGTAGGCACCTATATCTTTGGTGGTTCGTTGGCTGATCTTGCTTCAGTTGGTGCTTCTGCGACCGCCGATCCAGGTGCACTTGGTAAGTATAAAGACAAAGGCAAAAAGAAGTAAGTGGAGATTATATAATGAAGATTGATACTAATACAGTAAATGTTTTGAAGAACTTCTCAAAGATTAATCCTTCGATTGTTGTTCAGCAGGGTAATGTTCTTAAGACCATTTCCCCAAATAAGACCATTATGGCAAAGGCTACTGTTCCGACAGAGTTTACTAAGAAGTTTGCCATCTATGATCTTAACCAGTTCCTTTCTAGCCTGAGTCTATACAATGACCCAGATCTAGAAATCGATGAGACTTTTGTTTATATGAAGGACTCTTCTTCGGAACAGGGCAAGTTCCTTCTTGCTGACGAGAGCACAATCACTAAGGCTCCAGAGAAGGATATTAACATTCCATCAACGGATGTTACCTTTACTCTAAAGAACGAAGATCTTAATAAGGTCGAGAAGGCTGCTGGTGTTTTGAGTCTGCCAGAAATCGTTGTTGCTGGTGACGGCAAGACTGTTTTCCTAAAGGCAGCTAACTCAAAGAATCCAGGTAATGAGTTTTCTCTACCAATTGGAGAAACTACAAAGACTTTTAACGCAGTCTTTAAGTTTGAGAACATTAAGATTCTTCCTGGTGATTATGAGGTCACCATTTCAGCACGAGGTATTTCTAAGTTCATTGGTAAGGACGTGGAATACTTTATTGCAGTTGAGCAGCACTCAACATTCTAATTTGAATGGGGAGCTTCGGCTCCCCTCTTTTTGATATGATGGAGTTATATTATGAAAATGCCAAAACGCCCAAAGAACGGCGTTGTTACTAGAAAGACTGCTGATGATCTAGCTACCACGACTATCTTTGGAACTAAAGAAGTTGTAAAGTTGAGATGTGTCACTTGTGGGAAATTGAAATTAAAATCAGAATTCTATCTTGAATCAAAGAGTAAAAGAAAATACGAAAATCAAGTTAGAAAGCAGTGCGTGATTTGTTGGGACGAACATAATGGTTATATGGGCGCTCCGAGAAATGTTTCTGGTAATACTATTGTTATGTTTTGTGAAGAGGTAAAGTAATGAACGAAGAATTTCTTTGGGTTGAAAAGTATCGTCCAAAAACTATCGAAGATACTATTCTTCCATGTGACTTGAAAGCAACATTCCAACAGTTTGTTGATCAAAAGAATATCCCCAATTTGATTTTGTCTGGTACAGCAGGTGTTGGTAAGACAACTGTTGCACGTGCCATGCTTGAACAATTGGGTTGTGATTATATCGTAATTAATGGATCTATGAATGGAAACATCGACACACTCAGAAACGAAATCCTTAACTTTGCCAGCAGCGTATCTCTTTCAGGTGGAAGGAAATATGTCATCCTTGACGAAGCGGATTATCTTAATGCCAATTCTACTCAACCCGCACTTCGAAATTTTATGGAGGAATTCTCGAGGAATTGCGGCTTCATTCTCACCTGTAATTTTAAAAACCGCATCATTGACCCTCTCCATTCCAGATGCTCGGTAATTGATTTTAAGATCAGCAAGAAAGCTATTGCTAAACTTGCCACGCAGTTCTTCAAGCGTGTTACTTTTATTCTAGAATCAGAAGGCATTGAATTCGATCAGAAGGTTGTTGCCGAAGTAATCAATAAGCACTTCCCAGATTGGCGTCGTGTTCTTAACGAGCTTCAGCGTTATTCAGCAACAGGTAAGATTGATTCTGGTATTCTTGTAAACCTTCAAGAAACTTCAATCAAGGAATTGGTTGGGCTTCTAAAGGAACAGAACTATACTGAGATCCGTAAGTGGGCGAAGAACAACATCGATACAGATGTTAATGCTCTCTATAATCAGTTCTATGAGATCTCTTCTGATATTTGTTCAAAGAATACAGCGCCTGTTCTTGTGCTTAATCTTGCCAAGTATCAGTATCAGAACGCTTTCGCTGCCAATCCAGAAATTAACTTCGTAGCATTCTTAGTTGAAATAATGATCAACTGCGAGTTTGTGTAATGTCTAAGAAGTTCGTCAACGTATTGGGAGAAGAAAGAGATTTCGAGAAAGAAGCAGTAGGATTCTTTGGTAATTGGGCCAAATGGGCAGAGGAACAGAAGCAACCCAAACCGAGGTATGATTGGCGTTATGAAAATTCAATTACGAGTGGGAAGAAGGTCGAACTTGACGGTGATTATAGTCAATGGAGAACCAATAACATACTTTCTAATTACAAGGAGTTAATATTTTACACCAATGAAATGAATTGTCATTATGGCGTAACAGATCAAATGCATTATGACTACTTGTATAATAGTATTCGTAAAACAAAACGTTGGTCAAAAGCAGAAACCAAGGAAGAAAAGAAAGCCAGAGAGAAGAAAGAAGCACTAATAGACCTTATTTCCACCCATTATAAATATAACGCAATCCGTGCAAAAGAAGCATTGAAAGTTTTAACGGAGGCGCAAATTAATGAAATAAAGAAAAAACAAGAAAAAGGTGGAATGAAATGAACGAACTCT